AACGCCTACACCCAGGCGGAGCAGGACAGAATTACGGCGCTCCTGCCGCTCGTGTCCGATGCTCTCCGGGTGGAGGCAGGCAAGGTCGGCAAGGACCTCGACATGATGGTGATGAGCGACCCGGCGTATAAAAGCGTTGTGAAGCTCGTCACAGTTGACATTGCGGTCAGGGTCATGCGTCAGTCGCTGACCGGCGATCCTGTGACGCAGATTACCGAGAGTGCTCTGGGTTATTCCGCTACCGGGACTTTCGCGGTCCCGGGCGGCGGTGGGATTGCCGCGGCAATCATGAAAAACGACCTGAAGCGACTCGGACTCAGACGACAGCAGGCGGGGGTGGTTAATTTATGGCCCGATTCATCAAAGGCATGCCGGTAACGCTCTATGAGCGCGCCCAGACCGGCGTGGATGGCTTCAACCGGCCCATTTACACGGAAACCCCGGTCGTGGTCGAGAATGTTCTGGTCGGCGAGCCGTCCACGGACGACATCACCAACGATTTGACCATGTACGGCAAGCACCTGGCTTATACGCTGGCTATTCCCAAAGGCGACACACACGACTGGACAGATGTCTGTGTAGGCTTCTGGGGACAGAAATTCCGCACCTACGGCAGACCGACCCAGGGCATTGAAGCTAATATCCCCCTTGATTGGAACGCGAAAGTGAAGGTGGAGCGCTATGGCTAATGTGATCATCGAGCTAAACGAGGACGGCGTCCGGGAATTGCTCCGCGAATGCGGTCAGACCGTCTGCGCTGACCTTGCCTATGCGGCGGCAGACCGATGTGGTGCTGAAGCGGATGTCTATGACGCCGGGACAAGGACGATTGCGTCTGTCTATACGACCAAGGGTGACGGCTATGAGATTTTGGAGGCATTGCAATGATTGAAAAAATCGTGCAGGACTGGCTTGAAGCGAATATGTCGGACGTGCCGGTCTTCGGAGAAAAGCCGGACGTGCCGCCGGAAATGTTTCTGGTGGTGAATAAGACCGGTAGCTCCGTCTCCAATCACATCTATTCCGCCACCATCACGGTCCAGTCATACGCCCCGAGCAAATTCGAGGCGGCAGAACTTAACGAGCTGGCCAAGGCGGCTATGGAGCCTATCATTGCCCTTCAGACGGTCAGCCGGTGCCAGCTTAATTCAGACTATTACTATCCCGACACAAGCACGAAAGCATACCGCTATCAGGCGGTGTTCGACATCGTGCATTACTAAGGAGGTTTAATAAATGGCTAATTCTACTGCCAACGTCGCCACCGGCAAGCCTAAGGTCGGCGGCGCTTTTTATATCGCACCGAAGGGTACGGCGCTCCCGACTGACGCCACGACCGCCCTGGCGGCGGCTTTTATCTGCGCCGGATATATCTCCGATGCAGGTCTGACCAATAACAACTCCCGCGAGACGGCAGAGATCAAGGCGTGGGGCGGCGACACCGTCCTCAATCCGGTCACTGGCCACACCGACACGTTCGGAACGACCTTCATCGAGGTGCTCAACCCGCAGGTCCTCAAGCTCGTCCACGGCGATGATAACGTGAGCGGCACCCTTGCGGACGGCATCACGGTCAACGTCAACGGATCCGATCTCGACCATTACGTCATCGCAGTTGACATGATCCTCAACGGCGCCGTCAAGCGCATCGTCATTCCGGACGGTCAGGTCACCAGCGTTGGCGAGGTCAGCTACACCGATGCGGACGCCGTCGGCTATGAGACGACCATCACTGGCTACCCGGATGCGTCTGGCAACACTCACTACGAGTATATCAAGGCGGCGTAAGGAGGCATAAAAGATGACAGCTTTTACCGGCAAGACCTCCACCGGCTTCGAATACTCCATCCCTGCAGGGCTCACGGAAGACTGGAATTTCGTCCGCGCCTACAGAAAAATGATGAAAGCCTCGACCGATATGGAGCGCTTTGATGGCGCATCCGAATTAGTCGAGGTTATTTTTTGCAACAAGGCGGAGGAGGAGCGGTTTTATCGGCATCTTGCGGACCTGCATGGCGGGCGCGTCCCGATTAAGGACCTGTTTGCCGTCATTAAGGAGATTGTGGGTGCTCTTGGAGCCGAAGACGAAACAAAAAACTGATTACCCTCGCGGCGATGGTCGCTCATGATGAGGACGCAGTCATTTGCGACATGGCGGAGACATATCGAATCTATGATATGTATTCGCTCCCGGTCAGGATGGTCGCAAGATTGGCCAACGGCCTCAGATACGACAGCCGAATCAAGACCGAAATGGCCGGTTATCAATACCGCTTGTCCGACCTGCTCATGGCGGCAGTTGTGGATAGGCTGACAGCTGGTCATGATGGCCCGGGCGTCCTTGACATGCTCCTCGGAGTAAAGCCCAAGGTCGACCCGGATATTCCGGTCGGATTTTCGACTGGCGCAGACTTTGAAGCCGCGAGGGCTGACTTGTTACGGAGGATAAACGATGGCAACTGAATTAGCTAAAGCATATGTCCAGATTGTGCCATCGGCAGAGGGAATCAGCGGCGAGATATCCAACGCCATCGTCCCCGAGGCGTCCAGCGCAGGCGATGAAGCCGGGCAGGCCGCAGGCGACAATCTTGTCTCGACCCTCAAAAAAGTGGTGATTGCGGCGGGGATTGGCGCGGCTATCTCTAAGGCCATCGGCGGCGTTGGTGACTTCGCCGAGTATGGTGACAACATCGATAAAATGAGCCAGAAAATGGGCCTCAGCCGTGAAGCCTATCAGGAATGGGACGCTGTCATGCAACATTCCGGCACAAGTATGGAGGCGATGAAGGCCTCCATGAAGACCCTGGCCAATGCGGCGCAGACAAACAGCAAGGCCTTCGAGGACCTCGGAATCAGCCAGGAACAACTCGCCTCTATGAGCCAGCAGGAATTGTTCGAGGCGACCATCGGCGCCCTACAGAATGTCGAGGATGAGACCCAGCGGACCTATCTGGCTGGCAAGACCCTCGGCCGAGGCGCTACGGAATTGGGTGCTTTGCTCAACACCTCCGCGGAAGATACGCAGGCCATGAGGGACCGCGTCCACGAGCTGGGCGGCGTCATGTCTGACGACGCAGTCAAAGCGGCGGCGGCCTATCAGGACAGCTTGCAGGACATGCAGACGGCTATGGCCTCGCTCGGTCGAGGCATTGCGGCCAATCTGCTCCCGGGATTCACGCAGGTGATGAACGGCATTACAGAGCTTTTTTCCGGTAATGGCGCTGGCGGCGTCGCGATGATCGCGGATGCTTTCGGCTCAATCGGAGACGCCATCGCTCAGACATTGCCTGGAATCATGCAGACAGTAGGCGAGATTGGCATGGCCATTATCAACGGATTGCGAGAGCGCTTCCCGGCTATGGCTCAGGCGGCGGTCGAGCTGATCGGACAGCTTGCCTCTGGCATCACATCCGGGGCGGCGACGGTCTGGACCATTGGAAGCCAGATTGTCTCCGACCTGCTTGCTTCTATCCGCGAGAACGCTCCCCGGATGATAGTCGAAGGCGGGCAAGCTATCAACGACTTTGTCAATGGTATGCTCGGCGGGACCGGCGAAGTCGCGGACGGCGGCAACCAGCTCATGCAGGAGCTACTTGAGACCCTTGCGGCGATCCTTCCGTCACTGCTTGAGACCGGCCTCGATGTGGTGAGCAACCTCGTTGAGGGCATCCTGCAGGCGCTTCCGGACGTCATCACAGCGGCATCGGAGACGCTTGCGACCTACATTGATACGGCGAGCGGGACCCTGCCGGAGCTTATCGGCATCGGTATGGAGGCGGTTTTTAACCTGGTAAATGGCATCGTTCAGAATTTACCGGCGATTGCTTCCGCCGCTCTGCAGGCGTTTTCGACTTTGCTGACCTCGATTCTCAACAACGCCCCTCAGCTTCTCACCGCCGGCATCCAGCTCATTACTCGACTTGTCCAAGGCTTGCTCAACAGCTTGCCCCAGATTGTGGCAAGTGCAGTCAAAATTGTGGCGCAGTTGGCACAGACCATTGCCCAGAATCTGCCTCAAATCCTGCAGGTCGGCGGTCAGCTCATCGGACAGCTTCTTGTCGGCATCGTCAATGCCGTCCCGCAGATCCTTGGGACGATTCCGGGAATTCTCTCTCAGATCGGCAGCAGCTTCCTCGGCTACAACTGGGGTTCCATCGGCTCCAACATCATCTCCGGCATCGCAGGCGGCTTGAGCGGCGGCGTCGGTGCTATCGTCAGCGCGGCGAAACAGGCGGCGCAGAGCGCTCTGGATGCAGCAAAGAACCTGCTGGGCATCAAGTCACCGTCCAGGGTCTTCCGCGATGAAGTAGGTAAAATGATGGCTCTTGGCATGGCTGAGGGCTTTGAGGACAACCTGCCGACAATCGGCATCAATCACGCTGTCACAGCTATGACAGACAGCGCAAGCCAGACGGCAAGCAGGACTCCGGTCGTAGGTGGCGGAACGCAGACCTTTAACATTTACATGCAGGTCGACGGCGCGCAGGATCCCACGGCGTGGGCGTCTCAATTCGCCGCTGACTTACAGAGATACGCGAGGATGGCATAAATGGCTATTGTAGCAACAAAAAAGCAGACCGGCCTGACCATCGCTCGGGCAGGGAATAGGTACACGCTCACTTGGAAAAAGGGCGACGTCAATTATGGGGCCGGTCAGACCTTGCAGTATAGGCTGTCTACGGCCCCGAAAAAATGGATCAATCTCCCGGTCGGCACCGGCGCGACATCCAAGACAGTCAGCCTCTCCATGGGGCAGTTTTTCCCTAACACGAAGAAAAAGCTCCTTTGGATTGAATTTAGACTGTGCGGCAGACGGTCTCCCTATACGGAGAAAAAGGTCAACTATGTGCCGTCCGTGTCGGAATATGCTGTCAAGCGCATGACATTCGACATCCCGAAAAGGCCGACCCTCAACGCCTCGCTCGGAGCGACCGATAATGTTTCCAATTTTGTTTGGGGAGTGGCGACGAAGACCACGGACGACGCGCCTTTTACTTATGTACAATATCAGTCAATTCTGGTGGCCTCTACGGAGACCTCCGGCGCCAAG